TGCCGTTTACGACGACCAATAACAATCCCAAAAGGGATAACCCACAGCGAGGAAATGGAAATGCCAGATTACAAGATTCAAGGTGAAAGCCGAATAGTTGCACCACACGCCAGCGAGAATGCCCCAATGGTCACGCCAGTAGCTCCGAAAGCACCCGTCCATGCGAATCCACCAGCCAAGAAGAAAGGCACTCCTGGCGGCGGCAGTCCAGCTAATCCAGCTTGCTACCCACCTGTTGAGAAGAACAACGCCAAGACCCTATAAACAGATGCTTCAGCACTGGTACTTCCGACCATGGTTTTTTCGAGGTTGGGCGGTGCTGACGACGTACAGACTCAACTAGCCCAAAACAAAAAGATTTGCTCAAGCGCTGTTCCTAACCTGCCTCTAAAACGGTCAATAAGGGCATTTGCAGCCCCATAGTGCTGTCGGTCGCCTGTGCCTGATGGTTTCCCACATGGCTAAATATCAGCGCCTTGAAAATTACAAAAAAGACGCCGGAACAAACTGTCTCAAAGATGGGACCGCCGACGAAATGTACGCCCGACAACATCGAAAAAATTTGCAACTTGATCCGGCAAGGATGTTATCCCAGCATTGCGACAAGCAGCGTCGGTGTCAATCCCCAAATGTTTTTCCAGTGGACGAAAAAAGGCATCAATGGAGAAGAGCCGTACAAGACTTTCTATGAAGCGACTCAAGTAGCCTATGCGGAAGCCGAAAACGCCCTGGTGCAAACCATAAAAAATGCCGCCAAGACCAATTGGTTGCCCGCCGCATGGCTTCTGGAGCGTACTCACAAAGATCGTTACGCACTGACTACCAAATCAGAAGTAAGTGGTCCTGATGGAGGTCCAGTAGAAATCGTTGCAATTCAACAATCCATTCTCAGCAAGCTATCTCGCATCGCTGCCGACAGTAACACGATTGAAGTTTGTCCAGAGCCTAAGTCCTGAAGAACTGCACTATCTCAAGTACGACTGGAACTTTTGGGGCAGACCGAATCAATTGCCGCCGTCTGGAGATTGGCGTACGTGGTTGGTCCTTGCCGGTCGTGGTTTTGGAAAAACAAGAATTGGTTCTGAGTTCGTCCGGGCCAAAGTCGAAGCCGGTGAAGTGTCCAGAATTGCCTTGGTCGGCAGAACAACCGCCGACGTACGGGACACCATGATTGAAGGCGAAAGCGGCATTATTTCTGTAAGTCCTCCATGGAACCGCCCGCATTACGAGCCGTCCAAACGAAAACTTTCATGGCCCAATGGAGCCATTGCTACGACGTATTCAGCCGATCTCCCAGATCAGATGAGAGGTCCTCAGTCAGACCTTGCTTGGGCGGACGAATTGGCATCATGGAGTTATCCAGAAGCGTTAGACATGCTGTTATTCGGTTTGCGTCTGGGTGCGGACCCGAAGTTATTAGTCACCACGACGCCAAGACCCATCAAAATGGTCATCGATTTGATGAACCAATCCACAACGGTCGTGACTCGTGGCAGTTCGTACGAGAACAAGGCGAACCTTGCGCCCGCATTCATCAATGAAATCCTGTCCAAGTACGAAGGAACCCGGATGGGACGCCAAGAAATCATGGGCGAAATCCTAACGGATGTCGTCGGCGCACTTTGGAAGTCAAGTTTGATCGATGAATGCCGGGTGCGTGATCTTCCAAAGTTCAAACGGGTCGTTGTCGCCATTGACCCGGCTGTTACGTCAGATGAACGTTCAGACGAAACGGGAATTATGGTGGTTGGCAAGGCTGAAGATGATCATGCCTATGTGATTGAAGACCTTTCGGGCCGTCTGAGTGCCGAAGAATGGGGAAAGCGGGCAATCGGCGCATTCCACAAGTATTCCGCCGACCGCATCGTCGCTGAAGTCAATAACGGTGGCGACCTTGTAGAAAAAGTACTCAGAACCATCGACAGAAACATTGGCTACAAGGGCATCAGAGCAACCAAGGGAAAAATTTTAAGAGCGGAACCCGTAGCGGCACTGTACGAACAAAAGCGAGTTCATCACGTCGGCCAATTCATGAAGCTGGAAGAAGAAATGTGCGTCTTCAGCCTGGAAAATCTCAGGGACAACAACGGGCGTGTCGATTCCTTGGTCTACGGCGTCTCGGAGTTGATGTTGGTCAATAAGGAATTTGTTCGTGGTCATGTACTTCCATAAATAAAAGCATGACGATTCAAATCCTTTGGTGGGTTCTGTACATTATCGCTTTCTGTTTTAGTCTGTGGTCGGAATATACGCCCGGACAAGTGTATCCGTACAACCACGGAGCACGTAGCCTGATCACATTTGTTTTGATCGGCATCTTAGGTTGGAAAACACTAGGTTTCTAATGAGTATTCAGGACAAACACAAGATTTGGTCGGCCAATCAACGGCTGTGGAATTACTATGCCGACGCATACTCTCCACAGTACGGCCCAGACTTGCGCTACCGGCTTGATCTCATCACTGGCTATCGCTACGTGACCCGCTATCCGCTGGAATCTTGGGACTCTTACTTTCAACGTCTCTGTTTCAGCACGCCGGTTGATCTTGTCGCATTGGGTGTAGACCTGATGGTCGGTTCCATCTCGGATGTCCAAGTAGACATTCCAGACGAGTTTACGGATGTCTGGAACGACGCCGACTTACAGGGCACCAGCATGGAACAACTGTTCATCAACGCCCGCCAGCAAGCCTGCATCTACGGCCATACTTTCATCTTGGTCGATTCTGTCCGGGCGCAAAAAGAAATCGTCACTCAGGCGGACATCGAAGCTCAAAACATCCGGCCTATCATCAGACTTCTGACGCCGCAACAAGTCATCAACTGGCGTCTTGACGAGAACCAGCAACTTCAGGAAATCACTTATGAAGTGACGCCGGAACAATCCGGCAGTATCCTGGAAGCGCAAACCGAACCCGTCAAAGAATTCCGTTATTGGAGCCGGGACGAGTTCCGGGTCTATCACGGCGAAACCCAAGTAGATCAAGGCCCGAATCCGGTCGGCGTTGTTCCTGTAATTTGCATGTATCACCGAAAAGTCCAACCGATGTTGGGCGACTCCCTGATTCGTCATGCCGCCCGATATCAACAGAAGCTCACAAACTGGATGTCCAGCCTGGATCAGATTATCGAAAAACAATCCTTTGCCCAACTATGCCTCGTCTCCGGCAATACGCCGCAACAGGTCGGTTTAGGCGTCAACGCCATCGTCCATTTGCAGCCGGAGCATACGGAAGGCACAGAACGGTTTGGCAAGGAAGAATTGCTTTACGTTACGCCGCCTGTAGCGCCATTGGAACTTTCATGGAACAGCTTTTACCGTGTCCATTCCCTTGCGCTTACCTCCATGTGCTTACCGGGCGACGTTCTCATTGACCGTGCCGGTAAAGGCCCGGAATCAGGCGTGGCCCGTTCATATAACTGGAAGAACACGGACAAACGACTTTCCATTATGGCAAAGAACGAAGAGCAAGCCGTTCGACAGGTTATGGACCTGTGCGGTTTGTGGCTCGGTGAAGAATTCAAGGGCAATGTCCAGTATCCAACGACGTTCGATCTTTCGAGCATTGACGAATCTATCAGCAATCTTCTGTCATTACAGAGCGCTGGTGTTCCTCCGACCGCACGTAAGGCGTTGATGATGGCAGCGATTGCCAAGGCACTCCCGAGATTGGATAGAGATACGGCCATTCAAATTCAAAAGGAAATGGACGAAGCGGAACAAGCCGCCGAAACACTGGACAAGAAAGACCCGGCTGATTATGACGCTCCGGTTCCAACGGCTCCTGTCGGTGACATTCCGGCTGTTGATCCGACCGAACTTCCAGATAAGTTCAGCGGCGCAAACTAAGCTCACAGGTTCGCTGTGATAAATAAACTTGCAAGAGTTACAGGAACTTAGCAAACCTGAACGCATAGAGATTATGGCAGATGAAATTGTTGTACCACTAGACCGGCCTACAGCGGCTCCAGAGAAAACCGAGACACCGACGTATCTTACAAAAGAAGAGTTCGGCAAGACGGCGGCAATGTTGCGAGGGATGAAGGAAGAGAATGCGACTCTTAAATCCATCATTGAATCAATTGTCGAAAAGGGCGACGACGGAAGTTACAAACTGAAAGTCAATGCTCCTGTGAAGAAAGAAGAGCCGTCCAAAGAGCCGGAATGGAAGACCGAAGTCAACGCTTTGAAGACTGAAATTGCCAAGCGTGACAAGTTGATCGCAGAAAAGGACACGGCGGCGCATACCGCTGCTAAACGGTCGGCCATTGTAGACGAATTGACGAAGCATAACGCCGTCAATCCTACAAGAGATGCCGTCCACTTGTACGATGCGGTCAAAGCCAATTCGGAAGGCAAGTATGTTGTTTATTCCAAGGACGAAAACGGCCTGGACGTAGAGACGCCGCTCGACAAGCATGTCTCCGGCTGGCTGAAAGGAAATCCTGAATTGGTTCGGGCGACCGGCAAGGCAGGATCAGGAACACCGGCAAGCGCTTTATCAAGTAATATGGGCGGCTTGGATATTGCAAACATGTCCATGGCAGAATACGCCAAAGCCCGTCCTGAGATTTTGAAAAACACTCGTGGTTTCTAAGCTCACAGGTTCGCTGTGATAGCCATGAGAACAGTTCACAACCCTCTGTAAAAGGTTGACACGCAAGTCAAAGCGACATGACGCCCGACAGAAAGCCGGAACGCCAAGACAAACCGTTTTCAGAGGAAAAATATGGCAGTTCCATTTCTTACGTTGATCGCAAAAGAAGCGATCTTTCAACTTTTCAACAAAATTGTGTTGGCACAATCCGTCAACCGAGATTACGAAAACTACGTCGCCACAAAAGGCCAGACAGTTACCGTAATTTTACCAGAAACACCGACCGTCCAGAACGCTGGTGGAACATTCACTTCCAACGCAGCCGACCCGTCAACCGTCAACGTGACCTTGAGTCAGTGGCGTGAAACCGTGCCGATCAAAATCGACAGCCGTACACAGAGCATGTCTGAAATTGACCTTGCCCTGATGTATGCACAACCCGTCGCAAACGCTTTGGCGCTCGACGTAGAGACTTATCTTGCCGGTCTGATGGCATCCGGGTTTACCGGAACAGCTATTGGAACCTCCGGCGTTGCTCCGACCGGCGTAGGCCCGCTGGGAGCAAATATCAAGGCCGCTTTTGACGCCGCATTGACGATTCCTGACGACAACAGAGTCGTGGCTCTTGGTCCTACGGCTGAAGCTGCTTTCCATAGCACATTCGGTCTGTACACCACATCAGGTCCGTTGAACACGCCTGACTTGGTTACGGGTCAACTGACGAACCTTGGTACTCGATTCGGCATGAACTATCTTGGATCGCCGCTCGTCCAGGGCACTCACCAAGCCGGATTTGCATTCCACAAGACTGCAATTTCTCTTGCTTGCCGCCCGATGCAGGAATCCAAAGTAGCCGTTACCGGCACGATGGTTTCCGTAGATTATCGAGGCATCGGTATCACGCTGGAACATTGGCATGATCCGTTTTCCAGTGCGGACTATCTCCGTGCGCAAATGCTGTATGGCGCATCGGTGACGGCACCTGGAAGAGGCTTCCTCATCTACGACTAAGCTAACCAGTCGTAGTTTGAAGATTACAAGAAGGAGAATCGAAAGGTTCTCCTTTTTTCATTTTAAGCCTCACTGCCCAAAGCGATAACAATCGCCAAAGCGATAAATACTTTCATGCCAAGTACTTTTAGACGGCCCGGAAGTGACCAAATCGTAACATGCCCTGACGAGCAACATATGCTCTATCTCAGCTTGGGATGGACTTGTCTTGGTTTTGGTCCCGAAGAGCCAGCAATTCCGGCTGAAGAAAAAGAAACTGTTCCCTCCGAAGAAGAAGACCCGATTCCGGCTCCGACTCCCAAGAAAACAAGGAAGGTGAAAAACAATGCCTGACACTCCAATTTGGCCTAGCGACGATACAACCTCATGGGATGACGCCGTTCTGACAACTGATGCCAATCTTACGCAGTTCGAGCGGCGTATGCCGCAACTTGCGATGAACATCAGAGGTCCAGCCGGAGCCAGCGCATACGACGGCAAACGACAGGCCGCTAAAGATCAACTTCGACGGGATTTGAGAACGTCCAAAGTTTTCGTCAAAGATTTGACCGACTTTTCCGAACTTCAACGGGCGGCGACGTTCTTGGAATTATCATTGATCTTTTTCGACATGGCTGACCGGAACGATAATCTGTCGTTTGAAAAAGCATCATTTTACCGGGACGAATACAAAAAGGAATTCAGTCAGTTAGTTTTGGACCGGACTATCCTGGAAGCGGACGCCGATCCATTGCAGAGTCCGCTGTATTCGATTCCTTGTTATCGAGAGTAAGGCTATTGTACAGCCTCTTTTCGTTTCGCTGCCGTTGTCATGACGGGCACTGGATAAGTTGAAGCCGCCCCCAAAGACTTGGCTTTCCGGTCATAACAGTTAAGAATGAAATTGGCCATTGGAAAATCCCGGCTTTCCAAAGTGTCCAGAATGCAGGAATCCAGTAGTTCGTCGTTTTGTTCACGGGTTTTGATGCCCGCTTTGATGCGGCGTATGGTCCTTTCGCAGCCGGTGACGGCTGGTTTGGGTTCAGGTACGGAGTTTCTTTTCATTATCGTTCCTTTCTTCTCTCTCTTTAAGACGGGTTTTCACTAACTGCAAGAATCTTCGCTCGGAAACCATCCAATACTGTGCGTCTCGTTGTTGCAGACGCTCTTTCACTCCGGGACGTTGCCGATACTCCCGCTGATACTCCAGCATTCGCTGTAGCTCCCGCTCTTTTACTTCGGGATGTTGCCGAAACTTCCGATATTCGTGGTGAGACCGTCGCAGCCGCTCTTTTACTTCAGGACGTTGCCGATACTCTCGCCGGTACTCTAAGAGCGCATCATGGTTATCAAGCCAATATTGTCGGCGGTACTCCCGCTGATACTGTTGCGTTCGCTCTTTCACTCCAGGACGTTGCATATACTCCTGAAGATACTCTCGGCGTTGTTCTAAAGTTTGAGCCATAGGTGCGCCAAAGTTCGTTATACCCTAACTGTGAAGATAGGTCAACAACTATATTTTTGGCTCTTACTTGACAAAAACAATTTTGAACTGGTATTCAGGCAAACTTGTAACTTTCCCTTTCACATTAACTGCTAAATAAGAAGTAAAACTGATGTTGAATCCATCTGACATTTTGAATGCCTTGGTAGCCGACTTACAGTCGGTTCCGGCACTGTCCGGTCTAGCGCCGTCCATTGTTGCTTACAGTGACACAAGCCCGAACTATCGGTCATTGGACGAGTGCATAAATTCCCAAATCGGCAACGCCATTATTGTAGCTTGGATGGGAACTGATATTGGCTACCGTGGAAGTTCTCCGAGATGGCAGCATCGCTTCAAACTCGTCCTGATTGGCCCTGGACTCAACGACGATTCGCCGGAAGACCCTGGATACTTTACTACACTGACAAACTTACTCAATTCTGTTCCTCCTGGCGGCGCAAGTTGGCTGGGAAGAACGATTTTGACTAATCTTGACCCGCCAGACGTAACAGAGATCAAGCCGGTAAGAGGCGAAAGCACCACCCACGTCGAAATTTCATTCAGCATGTTGGAAATTCCATTTTACTTGGTAAGTTTCTAAGCTCCGGCGTCCGTCGCTGGATAAGCTCCAGCAAGCTGTTCGCTGGATAGTCAAAGCTATCGGCAGTAAGGCTTGCCGAACTTATTCGCAGTGATAAATACTTTGCGGCACCCATTGATGGTTGTGCCACAGAGGAAATTATCAATGCCATATGAAGGCACCGCCGCAATTAGCGGCCTAGCAACTACTGTTAGCGTCGGCAGTACCGGCACTGGCACTCCGACTTATACGCCCATTGCGGAGGTACGCAGCATTACCCAAAGTGGAGCCGTCAATAAGACTTGGGACGCCACGAATTTGTCAAGCACCTACGAAGAATGGATTTGCGTCATTCCAAGTTCTGGAAAGCTCGACCTGGAATGCAACTACTTGGCGGCGGACGCCGGTCAGCTTGCCGTGAAAGCGAGTTTTGACGGTCATACGACCCTTTTCTATCAGGCGGTTCTGCCGAACTCCAAGACCTATACGTTTTTGGCGATTGTCGAAGAGTACGAGTCTTTGCCAAAGGTAGCGCCGAACGATGGTTTGACTGTGAAAATTGGTCTGAAGATTTCTGGCCCAATCGTACTCACCAGCGGTAGCTAAGAAAGCAAAAGACGCTTTCTGTCTTTTTAAGCAAACAATATCAATTGAAAGATCAAGGCCCGTCCCGACATTCGGCGGCGGGCTTTTTCCATTTCCACAAGCTCAGTTATGCTCACTGTCGTTCGCAGTGATATCGGCAGTGAGGCTTGCCGAACTTATTCGCAGTGCTAAATCCTTTCATGAAATCTGTTCGAGATACACCACTTGATCCGTCCTTGGAATTTGTTCAAGTCCAAGTTGACGACAAAACTTACAAACTGCTTTTTGACTTCAATGCGCTTGCAGAAGCCGAAGCGATCACCAAAACCAATTTACTGACCGGAATGTGGGCTTTCCTGACGAATCGGGAGTCCATGACAGCCGTCCAATTGCGGGGCATTCTGTATGCATCCCTTCGCAAAGCTCACCCGGAGATGACCATTGACGACGCCGGAGCGCTCATCCGCCTAGACACCTTTGCAGAACTCAATCAGGCAGTCAATGCGGCCTTTGTAATTTCAATGCCAGAAAAAAAAAGAGTAGAGCTAGGCATCGTTCTGGGAAAACCGAACTCACCAACCGAGAACTCTGGCAGCACGTCAGAGCTAGAGCAAACTCACTCGGCCTGACCTACGAAGAGTTCCTGGCGATGACGCCAAGGCAATTTGACCTTTGCGTCCAGCATGACGAATGGAAAATCAGGCGTGATGAATTGATGTTGGCCCAAGTGTGTTCCAGCATCGTCAATTTCGGGTACGCCAGACCTAAAGAAGCTGTGGGTATTGAAAGTTTCATGCCGTCCGAAAACTTTGGCCATGGCAAGAAGAGAACCAAGGACATTGATGTCTGTTCCAAGAAACACCACCAGAAATTAGCGGCTCAAGTGGAGGCGATCTTTGGTTCTATGATGCAGGTAAATGAAAGAGGTAAAGGGCGCAAACTTTCATAGTCAACCCATTTGATTTCTAAAGTAGGTGGTCATCCCATACCATTCTTGATATGTAAATGTGTTGCTTTTGGCTTCGTTACATCTCCAACAGCATACGACCACATTTGCGGCGCTGTATCCGCTTGAACTATCTTTACGGTCAAGGTTAGTGGCTTGGCCATTTGCTTTTGTATTGTACATAGCAAACGTCACATCGGCGTGACAATAGTGGCACCTATTCTCACTCGAAACAATGATAGACACAAACTGTTCGTATGTAATAGTAACCTCTGCCTTACATGATAGATTGTTGAACAGTGATTCATATGGTCGTAGTCTGTCGTGGTCGATCTTACACCACCTACATTGCGTTGTCTTGCCGTTTCTTAGATTACAACTAAAAATTGGCAACGTCCGACCGCATTTGTTGCATAGGCACTCCCAATAGGTGTTGCTGTTGTGTAACCGGCTGTAAGTTTCGTCTCGTTTGATAACTGTCCAACAACCAAATGTCTTCCCTGCTAAGTCTATAAGTGCTCTCAATTCCCCTTTCTCCGAATGCTCAACAACATTGTCGCATCTAAGCGCAACCTGTCAACTTTCGATAAATACTGACCATGGAAATCACATTTGAGATTGAAGGCATAGAAGAGACGTTTGCGGAACTGGACAAGCTCCCTGCGATTATCCGTGGTGAAGCTGGCAGGAAAGCCTTGCAAGCGGCTTCCGGGCCTGTCCTTGCGACTTTAGAGCCAAGGATACCCATTGGTTCTACCGGCGATCTCAAAGCCGCCCTACAATCTCAAACCATCCAAGCTGACGACGGCTCCGGTTACTGTTTGGAAGTTGACTTTGGAGAACAAAACCGTATTGCCCAGTTCATAGAAGACGGACACAGACAGGTAAGTCACAAAGGCAAAGAAACTGGCTTTGTCCGTGCTCGGCCATTCATTCAACCTAGTTTGGAAACTGCTACTCCCGAACTGGTCGAAGCCTATTACGAGACGTTGATGAATGCGTTGGTTCAAGAAAGTGAAATCGTGAGCGCAGAAGTACCTAATCTGCCAGTGGAGTTATAACATGCCCGGTGTACAAATCAATGTTCGTGGAAACACGGCGAATCTCAATCTGGACGATGCCAAGAAGAAAATCACCGGACTGAAAGAACATACTATCTCTGAAAGTAAGGCGGCAGCGCTTGGTATGAAGGTTATCGCAGAAGGTCACCTTAACAATGCTAGGGCGGCTGAAGTCTTCTTGGTCGAAACTCTCAAATTAGGACCGGCGATGAAGGCCGCTTTCAGTCTCGTAGGCCCGATTGCACTGGGAGCTATGTTGACCGAGGTCGGCTCCAAGGTCTATGAATTTTTCACGAATCTAAGGGACAGTGCGGAAAAGAATGCCGGAGCGTGGCGGGAACTCAATAGCGGACTGGCGTTGACCAATGTAGAATTGGAACTCACCAATGCAAAGTTAGAACAAGAGATCAACAAACTAGAAGGGAAACATCAGAACGGCTTGCAGATTGCCCTAGCTGAAGCTCGTGTAGAAGCCGCTAAGTTAGGCCAAGCACTGGATAAGGATATTGACAGTATCTACAAGCTCATGAAAGAGCACGCACCGGGTTGGTTGGACAAGCTCTTCGGTCAAATTGACGATCCTGAACTCCGGGAATACATCGGCGGCAAGACCGGCATGGGCGGCAAACGAAAGACGATAGACGACATTGTAGATTATCTTCCGGCACGTATCGACCAAGAAGTTAGTATCGGCAACATCACCAAACAAAAACCAGAAGATTCCGCTCAGAAGGCGATTAAAAGAGCGCTCAAAGCAATAGACGACGAGGTTATCAAGGTTAACAATCGTTTCAGCGATGCTATCACGGACGCCTACAAGAAACTTGGTGAGCATGAAGAACTCCGCCCGATCCCAAGATACAGAGGTCAAGTCGGCCCGCAACAGTACGGAATGCAGACGATTCCGGGCGATCCCAATCAACAAGAACGTATTGAAACCCTTGAGGCAGCACAGAGAGCCTTTGAGCAAACTGCCGCACATGCAAAGGACATCGTAAAGAACGCCGATCTTAACATCAAGAAAGGTGACGATGAACTTGGTCGGAATGCGCTTGAAGAAGCCAAGAAAGCCGCCGAGAAACAACTACAGGGTTGGGAGGAAGGGTTCAAACTTTATGAAGGTCTGCAAGCTCGGTCGCTTGAAGATGACAAGAGATTTTGGACACTCAAGTTGTCGTACATCAAAGACATCGGTGGTGCCGGAGCGGATGAAGCCCGAAAGATCAATGAGAAAATCTTCGGATATGACTCTGAGATTCGCAAGAGAGATGCGCAGACCGCTGCTTCGGACTACCAGCAAAATCAGGAATCCATCTACAAAGACCTGATGGACCGTGTACAAGCGGCTAAGACTGCTAACACCTATCCTGGCGGGCGTCCCGAAGCCGCTGCACTTACCGTTTTGCAAGCGGGCGCTCCTGGACTTACTGACGACAGCAAGCTACAACAAATCAGAGAAGAAATTCTCAAGGCGATATTGGGCGTTCAAAAGGAGATTACTGAAGAACAGAAAAAGCAGCTAGAACTGAGCCAGAAGCTTGCTGACATCCAGGTCAAATCTAAGGAGCAATCGGACTTTGGCAAAAATGTCGCAAACCGGCAAGCGCTAGAGATTGTCTATGCGTCCCAGCGAGTTCACAGTTATCAGGACGAACTAACCTACATCAGACAAATTGGTGCTTCGGAAGTCGAACAATTACAGACGAAATTGAAGGCCCTACAGACTGAGGTAGCGTTGGACTACTTGGCGGGCAATTATGTCAAGATGGGCGAGGATGCCCTGAAGGTTGATAAGGCGATTTTGGACATTGATGAAAAGCGGCGTCAAACCGTAATTCAGATTGCCCAAGCACAGGCCCAACAAAATGAAAGTCTCAAAGATGGTTGGGACGAGTTCATCAATAAGGCTACGAATGACGCCGCTAAACCCGGCAAGATTTTGGAAGAAGGTCTGGACTCAGCAATCGACGAAACCTCCGACAATCTCATGAAGGCGATGACCGGCCAAAAAACCGCATGGGCTAAGGAGTTCAAGTCCATTGGCGAAAACATGCTCAAGCAGTCCATCAAGCTCGAAATCGAAAAGGGACTGAGCCTTCTGTTTCCAAAGAAGCCTACGACGCAAGATCAGGCCATGCAAAACGTAATGAGATTGTACAAGGAGCCGTTGCCGGTCGTTGTCACCAACCCTAGCCAGTCAGGACAGACAGGCCCGACAGCCACTCCAGGCAGCGGCGGCGGTGGTGGTGCGGCTGGCGGCGGTGCCAACTGGTCTAAGCCCGTCAGTTGGCTTGCTAACGCATTCGGCGGCATTCTGGGCAATATGGGCGGTGGAAGTGGTGGTGGTGGTGCGGCTGCTGGAGCCGGTGAATCGGTTACCAGTACATTCACTCCGATGGCAGCGGATGCGCCAATTATGGACTCTGGCGGAGATGTTTCACCGGGCAAAAATTACTTGATTGGACTGAACCGCAAGCCGGAAGTCTTTTCTTCGGCTGTATCCGGGCACATCACGCCCATGGATCAGATCGGCGGCGGCGACCACGTTGTAAATTACAACATCAACGCACCTAATGCGGAATTGGGAGCCTATCATCGGATCGAACGGTCCATCATGGCGGCGCATAACGCAGCCGTGGTCAATTCCCAACATACCGCCGCACAAGAACGAATTCGGACGCCGCAACATAGAGGCAAGTAGAATTCAAGACGTGTGGTGATTCATGCAGGCTACCACGCCTTAGCTAGAGATTCCCTCTAGCACCACAGCCACAACGTCTTGAAGCTGCAAGGCCGTCAATGTGTGATTCAGAAGCACCTTACGTACTGTCCAGAGATTCCCTCCGACACCACAGCACATTGGCGACCTTGCACCTTCACCGGCAAACGTCCGCTTTCATGCGGTCTTCACCAACTCGTAAAGGATACCGATAACCAGCGGCATGACAATACAGACGGTCCAGATGTGTCTGATGATTCTATTGGCATCCTGAGACGCTCTGTCAGCAATGTACTTGGCATCGCTCACTTCTTCCCTGACAGGCGCTTCGACTTCTTGCGGTTTCAAATTGTGGATTCTAAATGTCTCTTTGAAAACATCCGAGAAAACGTTCATGTTGTTCTCCTAACTATTACCTTCATCCTACCGCTGCCGCACAAACAAAGTCCAGTATTGTATCACAACTAGCCAAGAACAAGTACTATTGACAAATTCAAATGTCAACTGGTATCCGCAAAAGCCGATATCGCTTTTGCGATTGATATCGCCTTCCATAAATACATGGGTGAGCACTTATTTCAATTTCCCTGTTGTTTCAATCCCGGCGACGGTTCCAAGTTCACTTGAAATTTCCAATACCCGGTTAGTTGCGCAAGCGGTCAATCCATTCACGCACCAGACGCAGCAATATGACTGGCAAGTTGAATACAAAGAGATCAGCGTTTCATTGCCGCCCATGGTTCAAACCGACGCCGCTGCATGGCTTGGGTTCTTCGATGCGCTAGATGGAACCGCAAACGTCTTTTCATTCACTCCACAAGTCTGTGCCTATTTTCCGTACGAATTAACAATCAGCACTGGCTTTGTAGTAAGCGGCTCCGGCACTTCGATTGTCCTGAATTCATATGGTGTCAGCACGACCGACGATATCTACGACGGTCAAAGTATCTCGATAGCCAGCGGAACCGGAGCGGGACAGACGGCTAACATCACCGGCTATGTCGGCGGAACCCAAACCGCAACTATTGATACTGCTCTTGGGACGCCTTTAGATACTACTTCCGTCTTTGTCATTCCAAAATATTGGCGCATGAAAACTCCGACCGCCAAATGGAGCATCAAGACCGGGAGGACGTACTTCTTTGTTTTTGAAGCTACGGAGGTCGTAGTAATTTAATGCCTCGTTCAATTTCATCAGACATGCTAACGGCCCTAGCCGCACCAGTGCTTTATCCGGTCATGTTCTGTTCTATGACCTTTGCAGACGGCGACGTAAACATTTGGTCGGGAATTGGAAATACCACTTGGAACGGCATCACCTGGACCGGCTTGGGCGACCTACTCGGCATGTCTACAGCCGAAGAAGGAACCGATGTCAAAGCCAGAGGAATTACGCTTCATATCTCGGGCCTGAATCCGGCCATGATCAACAACGTTTTGAACAACTATCTTTTGGGTTCGGCGGTCACCATTTATTTGGGTCTGTACGACGGTTCAGGAAATCTGATTGACTCACCGGCAACTGTCTGGGAAGGTCGGCTTGACCAACCCACCATCGTAGTTGACTCCAAACAAGTCACTCTTTCCATTGCTTGCGAGTCCCGGCTTATCGAAATGAACGTGCCGGTAGAGCTTCGTTATACCAATCAGCAACAGCAATTGGAGACTCCGGGCGATCTTGGTCTGATTTGGATGAACGCCATACAAGAAATGACTTTGCAATGGGGCAGTCCCGCTGCCGCAAGTCGGGGGATTGGACTGTAATGGCCGCATCACAAGGTTTCTTTTCGGCCCTGATGGGCGGCATGGAAGTGGCAGCGGGCATTCTGACCGCAAACCCGATGCTCGTCATGATGGGCGCTGGACAGGTCTTAGGCGGCATTGGCACGATGATGAGCCATGACCCGCTGAACAGCTTTGCGACTACGCATCGTGGCCCTGACGAGCCTTACGAGGTCATCTACGGGCGTGCCAGAGTGGGCGGCGTTCCTTGCTATGCCCATGCTTGGGGTCAGGACAATCAAATGTTGGATCAGGTCACCGTCCTGGCTTGCCATCCGTGCCTGTCAGTAGATGAGTTCCTGATTGAGAACCAGCGTGTTCAGATCAATAGCACTCAAGTTCCGATACCGCCCGCCTTACTTGAAACACAAACTATCACGATTCCAGGCGGCGGCACATCAAGCATTCTGAGAGAGATTGGGTATCCGCCTGTTACTGGCAGCGGTACGTCGGAATCACCAACCATCAAGACGACCGGCAATATCTCCATTACTCGTGACGTAAACGGCATTGTCACCGTATCCTGCAATACCAATATCCCTTGGCTTCAGGCGGGCGACCAAGTGGTCATCAATAATGTCCAGGCGATCACCACTTCGGGATTCGGCAGCGTCAACGACAACACCTATAACGGGACGTTCCAAATCGCTGAGATTTTGGCACAGGCCGATCCCAGCACTTTGATTTTTACGTACCTGTGCGGCGGCGTTCCGGGTACGGCTACCAGCGGCTCCGGCAATACCGGAACGACGACTCCGATATTCGGCAATTGGGGCACCAACATCTATGTCGAGTACATGATGGGCAACCAGCAACTTGGACAGACCTTCCATGGCATGATCCAAGGAACGCCATGGCAAGGCACGGGACAAACCGTTACGCCGTTGTCTGAAGGTCCAGCGAACCCGACCGGCATTAATCTTCTTTGGGGCGCTATCTTTGGTGCGGTAGGTACGGCGGCGGTAGCAATCTTCAATGCGATTGCCAAAATCTTTACGGCGTCTCAGCCAAACCCATGGAATACGGACCCGGCTGGGCCATGCAATTCCAGTCTTGTAGGCAAAACTTGTGCCTTCACACGACTACAATATTCAAGCAATTTGTTTCCGCAAGGAATCCCGGCGACCTCCTGGCTTATCAGGGGCAAGTACGACATCTATGACCCAAGCACGGGCGGACGAGGATATTCCGAAAATGCCGCCCTTTGCATTGCCGACTACCTCAGTAATCAGACTTGGGGTTACAAGCTCAATTACGGTCCTGGCCCGGTCTGGACAGCGGGCACTTACTACACCGGAATGATGACTCAACTGGATAACCAGAATTATGAAGTAGCGCCGTTGAGCACACCGGCAGGAACATTACCGACCGATACCACCTATTGGACGCCGGTCAGTTATTGCAGCGACACCTTCCCATCTTATTGGTCGGCAGAGTGGAGCTACAACACCGGCCAAACCGTACTCTACAACGTCCCGGATGGCGTCGGCTCGGCTAGAGGTTTTTATCAAGTCAATCAACTTTCGACGACCAGCACGCCCGGTACGGATGCAACTTGGACGGCGATTCCTTGGGGCGATATTCCAATTCAGCCGTTGATCGACGCCAAGAATGTGTGTGCCGAAACTGTGACCGCAAAATTCGCTCCGGCTTACGGAAGCTATGCCAGCGGTACTGAAGCCCGTTATGCCTTGAATGGCCGCTTCACCTTGGATAAATCCAGAGGCGAAATATTACAGAATATGTTGACCGCTTGTGCCGGTCGCATCACTTACGTTCAAGGCGGCTATGTCATTCAACCGGGCTATGCTCCTGGAACATTGACGGCTAGTCAGACTATCGACCTCGAACAACATGCGGTAGGGCCGATCACATGGCGTCCAATCGTCTCGGTGAAAGACCTTTATAACGGCGTCCGGGCCACCATGATCAGTCCTGATAATAAGTGGCAGTCAACCGACGCTCCGTATTACGCACAAGACAACGTACACTTGTACATTCCGCCGACCGGCTCCGACGATATCAACGTCTACATTGACGGTGAACGTCGTTGGTTGGACTTGCAATTTCCATTTACTATCACATCCGCTGGCGTTCAGCGCTTGATGAAAATGGAGCTTATGCGGCGTCGAGGCGGTAATGCTAATTTCGATACCAACACATTGCGTTCCGGTCAAATGGGTTCCGGTACGGTCACGCTCGACATGTCTTGCTACAGCATTGCACCGCTTGACTTGCTGGCTTTGACTTGCGGCTACCTGGACAACGGCTCCGGCGACTGGACGAACAAGTTAGTTGAAGTGGATGCCGTCCGGTTCGTTTCTGATGGCTCCCATGAAGGCGACGGCGTTGCACTGAAAATTGAAATTGACTTTCATTCGACGGATAGCTCGATCTATGCTTGGAGCATTGATGAAGAATTGACGCCGCAAGGCTACCGCCAGACGAACCCGCCCGCCAGTTTGTTTGACGAGACAAATCCAATGCCGTGGTCTCCGGGCTATACCGAATATTTGGCGGGCGATGTCTTGGAAGGTAATCCGGCGACGTTCGGTATGATGCCGCTTTATTCGGCGGATGCAGCGGGCAACCCGCAAGCGGCCTTGCA